TTGTTTCCCAAGGTAATAGTTGCATCATTGTAACTATCTTTTGAAAAGGTGTTAAATGTCATTATCCTGTCCCCATATGTATGCCGTTGTTGTTGATCACATTTGCAACCACATTTTCCAAAGTTGCTAGAGATTCTGTACCCAACTGAATATGGAGCTTCTCTACTACAAGATTCTGGGCTGCAGCCGTTGTATTTCCGGCTGGTTGTCCCGGGCCGGCAGATGCCTTGGCTAGATTTGTCAATTCTTTAAGCACTGCAGCCAACATATTGTTGTTGTTTCCTGATGCTGCTTGCGCTACTACGTACTTTGTTCCGGCCTCTACCAGCCCAGTTGCAGCTTCTGCTTGAGTTGCATCGATTGCGGCCGTTGCCGTTGACATCCGAGTCACTGAATCAGTTAACATCTTAAACGTCATTATCTTATCTTGCGGCAACTTGTTCATTGTTTCGACCATTCGCTCAAGCTGTAACTGGAGAACTGCGAAGTCGGATTTGGCGACATCCTTGAGTGCTGTTGCTAGTTTTGCAGTAGCGGATATGGTTTTTGCTTGCGCCCTTTCATAAACAGCCATACTCAAAATGATTGCACTAACTGATGCAGAAATAGCCAACATAACACCAGAAAGAATGAGCAAACCAACAGCGCCAGAGCGCGCTGCAGCTCCAATAGTCGAAATCCATGTCGCAAAAGTGGGCCCTGTAGCGGCCACACCAGCAAGTGGTGCAATTAAAGTACGTAGGCCGGTAGCGAGCCACAAAACAGGACTCTTAAGTACACTGAATGTGACGGCGAGGAGTTTTATAACCGGGATGGCTATGAGAATACCTGCTGTTATAGCTCCTGCCAAGGAATCGGTAAAACCTATAAACCACACGACCAATGGCCTTAAGACATTGTCAATAAGAGGCTGGGCGACGATGGCTAAACTTTCGAATGCAACCTTGAATAACTCAAAAACGCTCTTTGTCTTCATAGCTTGTTCCGCAAGGTCTTTTAGTTGACCTGACGGGGTCCTCAATTGGTCCATCTTAGCTTGAACGTCACTTAAACTAGTTTCAAGGAGCCGAACACCAACAGAGGCATTCCTAAATCCTGCTGCATTCGAAATCATCCTCTTTGTGTTAACATCTGCATTAGCGAAATCAATAGTAGATTGTTGTAGGCCCTTGAGAACATACATGTACCTCTCAGCAGGGTTCTGTAGGTTAACCATTGTTGTTTCATCAAAAAATGACGTCTCAAGAACTGCATTAAGTCCAGCAGTTATCTTAGATGCTCCTGCGAAGGTATCTAAAGTTTCCCCAAAGGCGCTATGAAGATCACTGACCCCTACTCCTGCCACCTTTGCGGCTGCAGCCATATCTAAAAAGATTGGTACAGCTTCATCTCCAAAGACAGCAAGGTGATCCATAGCGCTAACAAAAGAATCAGCCATGTACTGAAAGTTTTCACCTATCTGGTTTGACGCGGCAATAATTCTATGACTTGCTGATTCGATGTCGAGTGCGGACATACCCATAGTATCACCCAGACCAGCTACGAGCTTACTGCTTGTGGCCGAACTGATCCCGAGACCCATGAGAGAGGTTGCGGTCTCTGTTATTTTTATTCTGTCTGCCTCAATAAGATCGGAAAAGCCCTTAAATGTGTTAAAAAGCTGCCCTACAGCTTCCCCTACTTCTGAGACCACCAGACCAAAAGATCTTTGTGTTGCTGCTGTATCCAACAACATCTCCCTGTAGACCCCTGTTGCACCAGTTGCAGCCTCTAGTCGACTCAAGGAGCGTTCAGTGGCCACAGCATATGCAATTGTAGCCTCTTGAATGGCCATTAATGCATTTGCGGATATGTTCTGGAACGTAACCCCCGTCTTAATCGCTGAAACAACTTCATTTGTAGATGCTGCGAGGTCTTTTGTGACGGAAATTGACCCCATTAGAGACCTTTTCCAGTTTTTAGAATTAGTCAACCCGAATGTCAAAGTGTTTAAGAGGTTGGACATTCCGTCGCGAGTGTCATCGAGCGCTCTTCTTTGTTCGGCTAGGAGTTCAATCTCCTCTCTTAGGAGTTCTATCTTTTCTTGCTTTGTCGCTATCAACTCTTTATCAGTGGTAAGCTCCTCTTCTGATGCTTCGCCCGCTCGAATCTTGAGAATCAATTTTTGATTTAAAGCATCAATTTCTTCTTGGAGTTGTCGAAGGCCCAACTTGCCTGCGGTCTGCATCTCTTGTAGGAGCAGCCTATTTTGCCGAGTTGCAGCATTGAGGTTATTCTTTTCCTCAGCTAGCTTTTTTTCCAATCGGATCTGTTCGATAAGAAGGTCTTGTTCAGCCTTTCTTGCCGCCAAGTCAGTGCCTGAGAGATGGGAGTCTCCAGAGTCACTAACATTCTTCAAAGCGTCTGCGAAAGCTTGCACTGTATTCGCATCAGAGCCTGAGTTTCTCATTCTGCTTAGAATGTCTTTTAGGATTTTTACAGACACTTAATGACCTCCTATGTGAAAGGCCACTTTAAGCCGGTTTTACGCTCGAATCCCTTGACAGCAGCATCAAGTGTGTGTCGGGTCTTGTAAGTCGCTGCACTATCGAGGCCGTAATCTCTATATGCCTCAAGATATCGCTTTTCTGCGGCTAAAGCCTTGGTGAAACTATCCACCTGTGATTGGCTTCCTCTAATCTTTATCGGTAAGTCTTCAGGCATACCAAGTGCTCTGCCCAAAATGGTCTTGACAATACCTCCAAACCAAGCTAAGACGCTCTCGTCAACACGACCAGAGTGCCCCATGTTTAGATCTAGAACTATCTCAGATATCTTATCTTCCTTTAGATCTTCCAAATGGTGTACCTCTCAATAAAAGACTTCTTCTAATAATTAGGATATAGGAAAGAAAATACACACTGTTAACTGATCCAGTCAATTATGACTTGGAAGCTTTCTTATGCATTTCTGCTTCATCGGTGAGTTGTTTTGACAACCTCTCCACAAACCATCTACGAAGACCCACTGGCAAATTGTACGCTTCTAAGAAGCTCCAACTACCGTAATACTTCAAATAGAAAAACTGTTCATAGACAGATTCCATATATTTGCTACCTAGGCCAAAAGAACTCTGCCGTTAGTGGCACCGATACCTCCTCTACCGCCCCGCATTCTTGGCAGTTGAAGTTTTGCGACATGTCTATATTTGGACAGTTTCTCTGGTATTCGTTTCTTAAGTGGCGTGAATCAAACGCTGGCATGTTCTCAATCAAAGCTGAAAGTACCTTGGGGTCGTCTACCCCCTCGACTGAGACGATTATGTTTCTCAATTGGTCCGTCCATGGCGTCTCGCCAAGTCCATCTTTCTTCTTTCTCTTTGATAGGCTCAACATCCTCTGCTCGTCGGCAGCGGTCAGAACTCTGACCTGCACTCCAACATCAAGCTTTGGAAGGTTTATTGTAAAGGTACCATCTGATGATATTGTATCTAAGTCATGGGAAGTTCCAGAATCTAGAACCTCCTGTAGATCAAATGCATTCTTAGTTGACGCTCCGCAAGCTGGGCAAGAAATTGTTGCAGAATATTCTGCTCCATAGCCAGTGATCCTTGCTGCGACCAAGAGTGCATTCTTGTCTCCAAGGTATAAATCCTTTATATTTATATTTTTATCGACAATTATGTTCGAAAGCATCCTGTCTACTGCTACGCCCTTTTTAATCAAAGATTGTGAAGTAAGGATGTCTTCATCTTTTGCTGTCATGTGGCGGATTTCGATTGTCTCACAGTTATGTAGAGCATGACCTTCAGGATAAAACCTTCCAGACGATGGTATTTCTACAAATTCTGTGGGATTAACAAAAGAAAACTGCTTTGTTTCTTGATTTGCTTCCTCTAAGACAGCGGAAGTAGGCGCTGGGGCACTCGATGGTGCGCCCATGCGCTCTTTATTGTTTCTCATTATTCCTCGCTTTCTTAAGCCTAATTAAATTAAGGCTCATTCACACCTTCTAGTTTAGCCCAATCGTAACGGATTGTCAAGTCAATTGTTACAGCTTCCTCAGAAGAGTAATCAAGGCTACCAAACTTAGCGTCCAAGATCCAAGCGTTATTAAGAGTAAATTTGTCGCCCGTTCTCATGTTGACGCGATTAACATCGTTACTAGGAATAAGCTGTGTAATAATTAAGTTACCCAACGAACCCACTGCGCTGATTTTGGAAACCGTTGAATCTGCTACCCCTGCGGAATCAGGATCTCTATATCCTGAGCCGTAAAGGTTTTTCATCAGTTGCTTAGCCATGTCAAGATCGGCCTCATCGACGCCAGCTGTGCGGCCAAGGCCACCCGGATCTACGATCGTCATTGTTAACTGATCCCACTCAACTCTACCGGGGTAATAGAAAGTGTGATTCAAGAGTTTGTGTGAATATTCTCCAACCTTAAAAGAAGGCTTATCGACCTTGGTAGCAATCCAGTAGTTACCACCGATAAGGCCATCTGCCTGTACCTTCCAGCGGTACGCTCTTTTTGGTTCAATCCCCGGGTCGCTCCAAAATGCCATTTTTTATGTTCTCCTGTTATAATCGGATGTCTTCTCTTGTAATTAGTAGAAGAAATCTTTTTTATTTTTGTTTAATCGTCAAAAGATGCGCCTGACCTTGTGATAACAAAGTCAATTGCAATAAACTCAATAGCACGTGCTGGCTTCAAGAAAATCTTTGCGTACATGATGTTTCTGTCTACCAGATCAGGTGTTGTCGTTGTTTCATCCAACACAACTCTGAAGTCGCTAAGGCCGCCGCCGGATCTAATCGAACCGAGAAGAGGCTCAACCTGACTCTTGAATCTGTTCCAAGTTGCTTCTACGTTGTTGTCAAACAATAACCTTGATGCAATGAATGATACCCTCTTCTTCACGAAGATCATCAATCTTCTAACATTGATTCTGTCAACTGCTGAATCGAAGGCTTGAAGCGTCTTCTGTCCGAAGATTACGATGCCTTCAGCAGGGAAAGACGCAATGGGGTTTACATCCACATCGTAAAGGTCGTCTCTATCTCTGCTTGTAAATTTATGTGTGACGCCGACAACACTAAGGCCCGAAGAACCTTCTGATAGGCCACCCCTAGTGAAGCCTGCAGGGGCGAACCATGGTGCCGATTGTGCGTCGCTGCTAGCGAAGGTGCCAAGAGCTACCACTGAAGGCGGTACCCACAAGGTCTTTGATCCTTCGACTATATTGACCCAAGGTGCGTATGCAGCGCCGTAACTTGAGTTCAACCCTCTAGCACGGTGTGTTTCAACCATGGTGTCTACACTCTTTCTGCGGCTTGCATATGTCGTGTCACTATTTGCCCAGTACTTGGGGGTGTAAACGCTTGGCAGATCGATAAGAGCCAAAGCGTCGGCCCTTGAGTCGCATATGTCAAGCATCCTATCCGTAATAGTCGTGTTAATGATGCCCGGGGCAGTCAATACGTTATAATCTACATATTCTGGGTCTGCCACTGTGTCCACAGCGCGTCTGAGGGTGTGGTATACTGAGTTGTCTAGTTCTGCATTTGTTGTTGTTCCGCCCTGAGCGCCTTGAAAAGCGCCTGTAGGTTCGTCTCCTTGGCGAAGCGGATCTCTTTCGAGAATATTCCAACCACTGTTACCGCCAGCAAGAGGCAGGGTGAAACCCTTAACCCTTGGCCCGGAACCAGTAAGCAGATAAAAAGAACCACTTGCTGCAGAATATGAGCGAATATCGTCTTCATCGGGATATTGAGCAGAGCCGGATCTCCAAGTTAGGTGAGTTCCATAATGTGCATGGTCTGGTCCGATTTCATCAATCGAAAAGTGGAAAGTTGGTGCCGCAACAACAGTTGTACTGTCCGACATGGCTCCGGGTAGCTTTCTCAAATAATCAGCATAGGCAACATCGTGATCTCTAGAACCAGCTGATGCTGCTGTATCTATGCCGAAGTAATTAGAGTCAGATGAGGCAAAATTACCTACTGATGAACTTATTCTCAGCGGCATTGTTGGCCAAATGAACTTTACTCTCCCTTGAGGGTCAGTATTAGTGAGGCCTCCGCCACCGTTTCCGGCAGTGTCGGATTCCTGAATGTTGACGTTGTATGCTTGTGCGCTGTACAGTACAACATGGTTCCCGTTGCCGTCGCCAAAGCGCTTTGGTGCGGCACCGATGCCGGTGGCACCGTTATGTATGGTATATGCTGTATGTGAATTTGCAGTCGCATATGACACACTGCCGGTATGAACTTTTGAAATACTATTTGCTGCGGCATTAGTGGTGCCACTAACAAAATGCATTGGTAGAGGCTGATGTGGGCCAACGAATCCAAATGGAAGCAATGAGGCATCAAGTGAGCCAGCAGAAAGATCAGAACTAGCTTCTATTCTTATGTATCGTGAAATATTATCATATTCGCCGACAAGTATAAGCTTTCTCTCTGTAGAGTCCCATTGAGCATACTGATCCCCGATCCTTCGGAGAATATAATTTGCTGAGTCTGGATTCAAGTTTAAGTTATCAAACCTCTCAAGAACCTGAGGTCGGTGGTCACTATCTGATGCTTG